TACCCACGGTCAATTCGGAGACATCCAAGCTGTGGATCCGATCGGGAAGCCACTCACCGATTTGTTGAGCCTGGAGCTCAAGCGCGGCTACTCTGGGACCTCGTTTGCCGACTTGATCGACACTCCTGCACGTTGTCTTGCCAACCAAACGTGGATGAAGTTCTTCGCTCAAGCCCGGGAGGAAGGGGCCCGCTCGGGAGCAAAGCACTGGGCACTGGTGTCGCGGAGAAACAAGAAGGAGGCGATGATTTTCATCCCCCTGCGTCTGTTCAATCTGTTGCGCAACAGGTGGCCCGAATGCTGGGAGTCCCGCCCGCTTCCCTGCGTCATGCTCTCTTTCGGGGGAGGAGCGTTGGGGGTGAAAATAGAGGCGGTGGGGATGATGCTCGAATCTTTCTTCGAGCGGGTCTCCCCCGACCAGATCAAACACCTCGCCAATGCCTAAACTCACGATACCGAAATGGCCACGGCCGTCCAAACGCGACACGCTGCGGGCCCTCCAGTGTTGCTACTACGTCTTCAAAAAGACGGTCATCTCCGACTCGGACTTCGACGCCCTCGAGAAGGAGTGGGAGGAGGCGACGGGAAAAGAGCTCCCTATTGGATCGGACAACAAGGGCGACTATACTGAGACCGAGTACGCCCTCGCGCTCTACTTCGGGTTCCGCACCCACTTCCGGGAGACTGAGACCAAACCCAAACCCATCTCCGAAGTTGCTCCTCCCTCAACCGGAGGAGGCAACCTATACCGAAAGACCAAGCCCACCTCCCCGAAGAAATCGACGGGGTTCCAACTCGACTAACCTTACCATGGAAAACACAGCAAACACCAGACAGCGGGCTCGCGCCGCTTTGGCTCTCTTCCTCACGTCGCTCCACCCGGAGGCGCCCCACCGCATCATCTCTGCGGTGTCGTCCGTATCGGAGTTGTCGTTGGCCCAGATGCTGGAGCAGGACAACACCGGAGCCCTCGCCGCCTTCTCTCGTCTGACTCTCCCCCAAGCACAACAGGAGCTCTCCGACCGCCTGCAGAAAATCTGCAACCCCGAGACCCCGGCTCCGGTTGTGTCGGTGCAGCTGATCCAACTCATCACCCTGCTCGCGGCTTGGCAATCCGGAGTGGTGGAAGCCTACTCGCGTCAAGCAGCCGGGGAGGAACCGACAGCCGTTCTTGGCAGTTGACTCCCCAGGAGGGGTAGATACAATCGGACAGTCCAATAGGACTCGCCCCTGGGCAATACCACCCAGGGGCGATAATAGTAAAGGAACACCACCAATGAAGACACCTGCTAAGAAACAGAGCGGTCCACTGTCCCGCGAGGACAAGGACGCTCTCCTATACAAACTCCGGAAGGCCCTGCTTGCTCGAGGGTACCGCCAGCTCAACCCCTGTCTGTTTGAGGGCACTACCCGACACGGGACCTTCCAGGTCTTTTTCACCGCCTGCTCGGTGGAAAAGCAGATCCAACGCTGCGAGTTCGAACGCAAGCCGGGGACCAACCACGCTTGGGCCCGTCCCGACCACGCCAAATACCCCTACTGGTGGGACGACTACGGGTTTGGTTGGCTCAACGAGATCAGCGTGGACGACGAGGGTACAATCCGCGGGATGGTCCGCTATCGGGGGAGCCGCCCATGAAGGACCAACTCAAGCAACTCCTCGCGGCTTTCCTCGCCGGGGCCGCACTGGCCCTCCTGGTGGCCTCAATCCTCGAACTTCGCAACTGGATCTGACCTATGAAAAAAGCACCGAAAGAGCCTGTTGTCTCGAGGACCGAGACGGTTCGGAAGATGCTCCCGAAGGAGCCCGAGCCCACCTACACCGAAATTGGTCGAGCAGTCGACGAGGACGGCTGGCCGATTGTGCGCTGCCTCCGGAGCGACGGCAAGAAGGTCAAGATGCCGATCAAGCGGTTTCGCGAGCTCTGCAAAGAGGGCCGCGTCCAACTAGCATCCCCAGCACAGAAGGGGACGACAGGCGCGGTTCCGCCCCAGCCCGCCCCCTTCCAGCTTGCGGCCAAGTACCGCGAAGCGTCGGCCCCTCCCGGATTCTTCGGAATCAGCTGCGGGGAGCACCGAGTCACCATCCTCGACAACATGGGATGTGACTGGCAAGAGCTCGGCTGCTACGACCACCAACTCCAACGCTTCGTCCACCTCAAGCGTAAGGACCTGCTCCCGGTTGCAGCGGTAGACGCTGCCGTAGAGCTCCTCCGGTCACTCAGCTAACCCCTTTGGCGGGGAGGGGATTTCGGCCCTGGTAAGGTCGGACTGCTCCCTGTGGGTGGTGTTCCTCCCCTCCCCGCCTCCACTTTACAAAAACACCGATACGGTATAATCCGACTAGGCTTGTCCATTATCATTCGGACGACACCATGGAACGCTGTGAACACAAACATCAATTGGCGAGTAGCTTACCGAGCGGAAGTCCCTGCGGGGTCCGCTCGCTGGGTTGTGCTCGGGTTGGTCGTGCTCGCGGTGGCAGTGTGGTCCCGAGTAGCCGTCCTGGTCTACTCGATGATCTGACACCCTCCTCGGGTCCGATCGGTTCCCGATCTATGCCCGCTATATCTAAAGCGAACCCGACCGACCGCAAAACGGCGGCGGTCATCGTGTCCCTCCTCCAAGGACCCCTCACCAAACCGGAGAAGGAGATGCTCGACTTAATCGCAGCCGAACTGGTGTCATTCCGTATCACTTACGGGGCCTCCGGCGAGGCTGTTCTCGGGAAGGAGGCAGTGGACTGGTCCGCCCACCTCGCCCTGCGCTGCACCCTCAGGAAACTCGAGAAGGACATCGCCCAACTCGCCTATCTAGACTCCATAGGCCTCGATCTCTCCGATATCATCAAATCGATCCAACGCCACAACACCTCCGCTCTGCAGCTGGCGAAGGACATCAAGGAGGTATAGTCCGTGGCCAAAACCAACTTCGAAGCAATGCGGGACCGACTCTACCAGCGAGCCGGTCTTCTTGACATCCCCAAGCCCACCAAGCCGGCAAAAGAGATCTACCAGGATCTGCTCCGGAGCGAGTGGTCCCCGAAGTTTGAGGAGCTCATGCGAAATAGGCTGGTGATCGGATCGATGCGGTACGGGCTGCTCCATGCTCCCAATAAGCCGGCCTATGATCGCATTGCCGGGGCCCGCAAGCGACTCCAGCAGTTCGAATCCACCGGCAATCTCGAGTGCCTTGTCGACATTGCCAATATGATGCTCCTCGAGTTTGAGGAGGGCAGACACCCTAAGCGGCACTGGTCCGACATCACCGGCGACCATTGCTGTGTTTGATTTCCAACACACCATGCAACTCATCAAAGCCTCCTACCAGATACTGACCCCCGTCGAACAGATCCTCCAATTCCTTCCCATGATCGAAGCCGCGGGGAGGACTTGCTACAAGAGCGAGGATCGGATCGGCCCCGACACTGCGGAACCTTTCGTGAAGAAGCTCGTATGCGACTTCAAGCACGAGTCCGTGATCGAGCACTGCTCCCTGTCGGTCCGTTTTATCGTCGACCGCGGAGTCAGCCACGAGCTGGTGCGACACCGTATCGCCAGTTTCTCTCAGGAGTCCACACGGTACTGCAACTATGGGAAGAGGGGGGTGGCGTTTATCATCCCTCCGTGGGTAGGGGTGGTCCCGGGGACCTACCATCCGCAAGGGATCCACTCCATTTATACTCCTGGTGATCTGCTGTGGTTCAACGCCTGTCTCGAGGCCGCCTGCAGATACGAACTCTTGCTCAACCAAGGGTGGTCCCCGCAGCAAGCCCGCAGCGTCCTGACGAACTCGCTCAAGACAGAGGTGGTGATGACCGCCAACCTCCGGGAGTGGCGCCACGTCCTCGAGCTCCGCACCAGTCGGGCAGCCCACCCGCAGATGCGCTAAGTCATGTACCCGATCCTCCGAGAGCTTCAAGGGATGCTTCCCGCAGTGTTCGGAGACATCATCCCCCACACCGAATGAAAACACCGCTCTTCCTCCTGCGTCCCTCCCGGGTCTATGGGGGAGGGGTCGCCGTGTATATCGACGGGGTCTACTGGATGAGTTTCCGGGACAGCTTCGAAGCCACGCCCCGCATTCGCATGTGGTGCATCACCCACCTGGTAGAGTTCCGATCGGATAGGATTCAGGAGGGACGCTGATGTCTATTCGAGACGAGATCCGAGATAGGCTGATGTCGATAGGCGGGCGTCCCGCCAAGGAAAAGGGGTTCCGGTTGCAGTATGCCGAGGACCTTATGATGAACCTCCTCTCGGAGGAAGGAGTGTGTGTGATAATACGACAGGTGCCGAATGTTCCGATGCTTTACCTGATTGTGAACACCGGCAAACACACCGTCTCCTTCTACATCCCACGATTCGACTAACACCCATCAACACCATGCCCACCACCACCCTGAGAGAGGAAACCGAAAAGATCAGAATGGCGCTGGCTTCCGTAGAGGGAGCCACAGCCCAGACCATCCGGGCTTTGGATGCGTTCCTCGAAGCCACGATCAAGATCCACGAGGTCCTGCAGAACGCTAAACGGATGCCCAACAGTGAGTCCCCCTTGCTCCACGCCCAGTTTGTGGTGCGGGATGCGCAGAACGCTCTCCAGTTGCTGGAGAAGGGGCTGGCAAACATGCCCCAACGTATCGACCTGCAGACGTGCGAGGCCCCCAACCTCGTCGCCTACGAAGACGAAGCGGTGGAAAAGCTGTTGATCGGACCGCTCAACCTGAACGATGTCCTCAAGGAAGGGGACCTGATCTTCCTCCACCGCAACCCGGCCGGCAATCGTTTGTTCCGCCGCCTCACCGGCCCGATGGTCGGGAGGAAGCTGGACGATACTCCGTTCCACATCGTATATCGCCTCCCGTGAACACTCCCAAGATCCCGACTCGGGAAGAGAATCCGAACGGACTCCACCAACGGTATATCGTCACCCACGCTTCTGACAATCCGGACGATCCCGAGGCCCTCTACTTCGTCCTCAAGCTCAACAGCAAGGACCCCGCCCACAAGCGGGCTTGCCGCCTCGCCGCGTGGGAATATGTGGACGCTGTCCGGACGATTGCCCACATGCCGCAGATACCGGAAGGCGCGTGCAAAACGGCCACGCAAATCCAGGTCTCGAGAGAGCTCCTGCAGGTGGCCAAAGACTTGGAATCTCTCCTCATCAAAACGCAGGACAACCGAGACTGAGACCATGTGGGAACGTCCCGAAGCCATCAAGATGTGTTCCTTTTTGGAACGATACCTCTCCCCTCTGGGAGTCCATATCGCGTTGGGAGGCTCGATTCTCTATCGAGGGACCTCCGAGCATGATGTAGATATCATCGTCTATCCACACCACGTCCCAACGGCAACATTCTCCCAAATCCATCAGGTGTTCCAGCTGCTCATACACCTCGGCTTCACCTACAAAAAGGAAGAAGACACCACACCGTCTACAACGGACAAACCAGTCTACCAGCTCTATACTCCGAAGGGAAAGAAACGGGTAGATTTCTTCTTTATCGGATTTAACGACAGGAAGCCGACCGACGGCTTGGACGAAGACATTCCGTTCTAAACCAACACCACCATGCCCACCAAGAAGCCCATCATCCAACGCTACGACCCGCAATGCGGCACTGATATCGTGGTAGCCGCCCGCACGGCGGTCCGCCTCGCCAAGCTGTGCAACACCATCTTCCGTTTCGAGTTTAACGGGTTGGAGCTCCAAGCCTCCGCGATTAGCAAACCCGCCGACCTCGTCGACCAATACTACGAAGAACTCCGCAAGCGGGCGGAGGAGGAAGATCGAAAGTTCTGTCTCCCCCTGACCAAAGAGGAGCTGGTAATTCTCGAGCAGCTGACGAGACCAGAAGCCTACGGACTGGACATCCTCACACGGAGCGAACTCCGACACTGCGCAGCCATCCACAAACGGATCAAAGAACTCGAAAACAGACTGTCCAAACCTACCAACACATGAAAAAGTTCATGATCTTTGGCTTCAACGACTACTACCCGGCAGGAGGCATGGGCGACTTTATTGATAGCGATGACACCTTGGAGAGCGCCCTAGCTTTTGTGAAAGCTCTCCAAGCCCACGATTCCCACCGCGACAACTATACGATCCACGACCGGGACACCCTTGAACAGGTGTGGGAAAGTCACTGAGAACCCTGTATAGAATGGAAATCCGACGAATAGTCCGATCCTTCCTCTGACACCAGACCACGATACCTACAACACACACCATGAAGCGTACATCAAGGCCACGGGTGCAATCCCCGGCAAAGAAAGCAGCAAAGATGCTCAACAAGTGGGGACCGGAGCAAGCGATCCGTCTAGCCATGGTCATCGTGCGCTTTCCGCTAGAGACCAAAGAGGGGTGGTGGCGGCGGATGAACGAGCTCTACGGGATCCACCGGCAGACGTGTTGCGAGTGGCAGAAGCGGGAGCCTCTATTCCGCGCCGCCCAAGAGATGGCCTTGGACTTGCTGAAGCGAAAGGAGGACGAGCGTCAACACTTCGGAGAGTTCGTGCTGACCCGCATGTCCGATGAAAACAAGGAGCTCTACGACCAGCTCGTCTTCTGGGAAGACAATCCTAACTCAGAAGGAGCGGAGAAAGCCCGCGGTCGGGTCCGCAACATGGCAGAGCAGGAACGGAGGCAGATGTTTGTGCAATGCATGGCCGCAAACGGCTTCGTCTACAGTCGGGCCTGCAAGCTGATGGGAGTGAGCGGGGACACCGTCCAAAACTGGTGCCGGGAGCGGGGCTTTCGGAAAATGGTTAACCAAGTCCAGCAGCTCAAGAAGGATTTCTTCGAGCAGGCGCTGGTCGACGTTGTATCTGCCCGCGATACCCAAGCCATCATCTTTGCGAACAAGACCCTCAACCGGGATCGCGGATACGGGGACAACATGAAAGTCCAGATGGAGGGGAAGGTGGACCACACCCACACTCACACCCTCATTCCACTCCAAGCGTTGGAAGCTCTGCCGACAGAGACCCTCGAGCTCGTCCTGCAAGCTGTGCAAGCGCACAAAGCCAAGCAAATCGCAGCCCAAGCAGCCGGGCCCAGCGTCCTTACCCCACCTGGGGGAGAAGGAGAGGTCTTAGAGCTGAATCCGCCCCAAGACGCCGACGAGGGACCGTGGCCCAACGGGGTCGGAAACGGGACCGGATGCGGACCCGCGTAGATGGAAAAGCCCCGGCCTTTTCGGACCGGGGCTTCGTTGTCTGCTGTGCAGTGCTAGTCCTTCCAACCCCGGGCGGTCCGGAGCGCCCGATAGGTGCTGGACGCTTCCTCGAGGTTCATCTTGAGGGTGGCGAGGATGGCCCGGAACTCCTCCTGCGTTTCCGCTGTGCGGAGCAGGTGTGTCATCAGGCGCTCCGAGAGGCGTCGGGCATCTTCCCGATTGAGCATCTTCACGTCCTCAAACGTTTGGTTGAGCAGTCCGATGCGGACAGCATTGCGGTCGAGCTCCATGTCGGCGGGTCCGATCGGGGACACGGTAATGGCCCGGCAGTCGGGGCGTTTGTAGTCGGTCGGGCGGGTGTGGTGTGTGGATGCGTTTTGCATGGTGCCGGGACGATAGATCGGATAGTTCGAATCGTCAACAGCGCAGATGAAAAACCCCGACCGTTTCCGATCGGGGCTTGCTGGGGCGGGAGCGTTATTCGACCGGCTTCCAAATAATGTTCCGCTCCTCGTCTTGGTCGAAGTGAAGCGCAACGTGGTTGCCTCCGCGGTACACGAACAAGCCCGGGCAAAGGGCTCGGAGGGAGGCGTAGCAGGATTCGGGGGAATCAAACCGGGCCTGCGCGAGGGCTTGGACGATCTCCACTTGTCGCGGGGATAAACCGATGGTGGTTTCGATATGGGCAACGAGCGTGGTGTTTTGCATGGTGTGGTGTTCCTGTTTTTGGTGTTGGTTGCTTAACTGTGCCGCGACTTTGTCCCCGTAGTTCGTTACGTCAACGTCGAATAGTTCGAATGCGGTTTCCGATGCGGTTGACTCCTCTAGGATACGAACTACCGTCCAGCGCACTAGTTAGCACATCAACACCAAAAAACAGGAACACCACACCATGCAAAACAAACTCGAATGGATCCCGTGCTGCTGCGAAGGAGCCTACGAGCTCCGGGTAAACGACAGCTCTGTCGGTCAGGTAAGCACCTACAACCCGAACAACCCCGGCAAGCCGACGTTTACTCAGCACCACGAGTTCCGTAGGGAGCACGGCATCCGCTTCCTGACAAACCCGAACAACTCGAAGAAACATCCGTTGCGGGATCCGCGTCCGGCTGTTTGCAAGGTGTTCGAATTCGACACCCTCGATCAAGCGATGCGGTTCGCCGAGTTCCTCTTTCTGTAAACCACAAGAACACCACACCAAATGAAAGCATTCACCGTCAAAGCCCGAGTGACCAAACGAACCCCCACTGTCGGACGCATTTCCGGAGGTAGGACCGAGTGGGACGTGGACGTTATCTGGTCGCACAAGACCCGGAAGATTGATCGCCCTTGCTCCTTCGGCTGGGTCGTCGATACCGAACGCGATGCCCGTCGGCTCGAAGCCGCGGTCAACGCTGGCAAAGCTGTCACGCATCCCCAGATCATCCGCGACGACGAGGGCAAAACGTTTGTCGACGTGGAGGTCCACGTGTGGGGAAAGTGGCTCGACGCCGACCTCAAGAAATTAGGCTTCTAACCCGCAACACCAACGCAACACCAAGAAAGGAACACCATGTCCAAGATCCAAATCACCACGCCCGACATCGCCCGCGCCCGGCTGCATCCGATGGAGTACCAAGTCACGTTCTCCCTCTGCGGCACCTTCCTGTCCGAGATCGGCAGCGAGTGCGCGATGTTTATTCCCCTGTCCGTCGCCCTCGAGCTTGTCGGACTCATCCAGACCGCCATCGAGAAGGAGCGTTCCAAGCGGGACGCTCTCGAGGAAGTGCTCCAGACCCTGCGCACAGTGCACGGATACCTCCGCACGGATGTCCTGTACCGCCACGGTGTGCTGATTGGGGACGGCAAGCTCGGCTCCAAGTCCGCATCCGACGTGGTGGAGGATATGCTCAAGAAGCACGGCTAAACACCCCGACCCCTGCAAAGCCCCACCCGGTACGCCAGGTGGGGCGATTTCTTCTCCTTTCACCCGAGACAGAGCAGATAGTAGAGCTGTCCCGCAGTTGTCGGACACAGAAACCAACCCGAGTACAGCAAACCCCCTTCCGATCCCAACATGGAGGACGATGCCAAAAGTCCCTAACTGACAAGCGCCGAGGGGACGGTGACCTAGCGTCCGACTCCTCTCGGCCAGTCCTTTCCTCAGCAACCCAAACCAACACACCATGAAACCGAACACCGCCCAGCAAGTCCCGTCCACACAGGCTCCGCATCGTAGCAACACCCATCTGCCCCACCTGAAGGTCGGCCGCAATTGGCTTCCCTTCTCCGGGATGGTCCGCAGCACTCGCGAGCTTGCCCATCTGACGTATCAGGCCACGCAGAAGATCCCCGTCATCGTCGCCAGCTGTGCTCCGTGGCACGGCAAGCCCAAGAGCAAGATTGTGGTGTGCTGATAATAGGGTAGATCAGACGATTCCAAAGGAACACCATGCCCTACACCAAAATACCAGACTCGTTGCTGGACAGCATCATTGGTCGACATATCGAAGCCTTCACGGCTTATGCATATCAAGACCTGCGGAAAAACTACCCGAGACTCACCGAGAATCAACTTTTAGATCTTATGGAAGATCGGATTTCTTCCTACTTCTCGGGAGTGTTGACCACCCTTCAGATTCAGAAAACAGAGTCTCCGAAACCCGATCTCGAGCAGATGATAGAATCGGTTGATCGGATCGCCCATCAAATGGGATTCAAATTTGCCGTGGTGATTCCCTCCGCCTCTCCAAACTAGCCAGTAGGTACCTCATGTCTCCTTTCCACACCGTAGAGCACTACCACCTCGAGTGGTGGTATCTGCTCTACTCGATGACACTTTCGGCGTGCGGCCCACTATGCTCCTTCTGGGTGTGGACGAAGACGGTCCACTCCACGTTGGAGCATACCGCACCCGAGACCCGGGGCACCGATCCTCCCGATCGCCCGGGACCGTACGACCCGCCGGAAACAAACACCAAGGAGGCCGCACGCGGTTGGAGCGTGGTCAAGGTTCGGTAGTTTGTTTTCGAATAGGGTCTGCAAGCCGCCTCCGATCTTAAATGGTCGGAGGCGGTCCTGTGATAATAGGTCACTATGCTGCTCATTCGTTGCTATACCGCAGAGAAGATATCGTCGTCTCGATACTCTCCCGTGGGCTGGGAGTGCTTCTGGGTCCACCAGGCACAGACGGAGGAGGAAGCTCTCCGATATGCCGAGAGAGTCCTCGCAGACTTCAACTCCCACTCCGCCTGCCCTGTCCGAGTGATTCGATATTGGGAGACGCTGACGTTGGAAGAGGCCTACCCGCTCGTTCGGCTGGGTCTCCTCGACAAGCCTCCCCACGATTGGCGGAAGACCAATCTGGTCACCACCAGCAAGGGAACCGACCTTGCTCGCTGTCTGTGCTGCGGGGCCACCGGGGTCCGCTACGGATTAGGTGATTTCCAAACCGATACCAAGTCCCTCAAAAACCACCCCTTCGGCTGCTTCCCAGCTGATTGGAAGAATCGGAGGTAGGATGCTTACAGGAAACCACAACTCCGTCCCAGCTGTCGTCGTCCGCGCGTGGATCCGCTACGGACGGACCACCCACTGGGAAGAGTTCTGCATGCCGCGTCACGACATGCTGGCCGTCACCGAGGACTTCCTCCGGATTGCGGTCAATAGACACATCCTCGATTTCAACCACGAGAAGGCCGGACTGCAATTCCCCAAGCGGCTGTTGGACCTCGAGGTTGTCTACCGAGACCTTGACCCACAATACTGTGAGACCGTCCCACTCTTCCCGCACGAATGGAAGCCCAACGGCGCCCCAGATAGATTCACTTGCAAGCTGTGCGGGGTCCAAGCATATCGCCGCACGATACGCTCTTCGTTTGTGTTCCCCGGCTCTGAAAAACTGAAGCATCCCTTCGGGTGTCTTCCACATCTCCATCCTGTATCATGATACCAAAACGTTCTGCCTACCCTATGTTGGGATGCATCCTTGCTGCGGCTGCTATTGCCGGAGGCCCCCACAGTCTCTTCGTGACTCCCGGAACCCCGAATTGGGTGAATGATCCTCCGGGTCCGCTGCCGATCCCGCCCAAGCGACAGCAAGAGCTCGAAGCTGAGACGATTTCCAAAGCCCAAGCCCGCCGGGAGAAGCGGGAGCAACGGAGGGCTGCCGATAAGATGCGGACCTTGATCCAACAGTCGTCCGTGGCTTCCATCAAAAAGGCTTTGGAGAAAGCGGAACAAGCTCCAAAGCTAGTGACAATCGACTACTCTACCAACATCAAGCCGTGATCCTCCCACAAGACGACGAGTGTCGCGAGACCATAGAGACCCTCGCGCAAGACCTCGAACAACTCACGGACTGGGAACGGTCGTTCGTAGAATCGAACCTCACCCGGCACAATTTCACTCCGTTGCAACGGGAGCAGATCGCCAGGCTGCTCAAGAAATACGACTTATGAAAGCCCTCCCTGTTAAAGAGACCGTGGTAGATGGTCGTACGGCCTACACCATGGTAGACCCCAAAGAGGCCTCCCACGTGTGGCTCTCCTTCCCCGGCCCCATCTACCACCGCCTGTTGCCCGTGTTGCTTGGAAATCAGACCAGGGCTGGCACAGGCAAATGGTCGTGGAACGGGGACACCGAGAAGCCCACGCTCAAGCCGAGCATCCTCACGAAGAGTCGGGATGATAAAGGAGAGGTCGTGTGCCACTCCTTCGTCAACGACGGTATGGTCCAGTTCCTCGGCGACTGCACTCACGAGCTCAAGGGGAAGACCGTTCCGCTCCTCGATATCGATTGGGATACTCGCAGGGACCCTCCAACTAAATGCGGTTCTTGATAGACTGCTCCAAGGCTCGAATCCAAGACAGGATCGAGCAGTGGTCCGAAGGAGTCGCAGGACAACTCCTAACTCCGCTCACCGGCTATGCCAACGCAGGTATGCCGTACGGCATCGACAACGGAGCCTTCAGCACATTCCACCACGATCGGTATCTAGCTCTCCTTAGAAGGAACATACCGAATAGAGCCTCCTGTTTGTTCGTAACCTCCCCGGATGTGGTGGGCGACTGTACCACTACCCGAGAGCTCTACTCTGTGTGGTACCCTTTCCTGTGCGCTCGGTGGCCTGTTGCGTTTGTGGGACAAGATGGATGTGAGCGGATCCCTGCCACAGCTGATTGGCTGTTCGTAGGAGGATCCACCGAGTGGAAAGATAGTGTCTACGCTGATCGACTCGTACACCGTACTCTGTCCGAAGGAAAGAAAGTGCACGTGGGCCGGGTAAATACTCTGAGGCGGTACCTCCATTTTCGGGATCTCGGATGTCACACCTGCGACGGTTCCGGGGTCTCCCGTTTTGATCATATGTGGACCAGTCTACGTGACGGGGTCCAGCACCAAATCCAATCAACATGATATCCTCCGATACAGAACAAGCCTCCGCCCCTACTGCTACGGTAGGGGCTTTGTCCGTCTCCGAACCACAGCTGATTGCTGTGCTGTGCAGGCGCTCATTCGCCGCCTTCGTCCGCACCTTCTGGCCTGAGATTATCAAGGAGCCCTTGGTGTGGAACTGGCACATGGACGTCCTGTGTCTCGAGCTCCAACGAGTAGCGGAGCGGGTGATGGCGGGCCGACCCAACGACTACGATCTCCTCGCCAACGTCCCTCCCGGAACGTCGAAGTCCACCATCGTGTCGGAGATGTTCCCCGCGTGGGTGTGGACCAAGTGGCCCTGGGCCCAATTCATCTGCGGGTCATATGCGCACCTCCTCGGCTTGGACCTGTCGAAGAAGAGTCGCGACATCGTCCAATCGGCGAAGTACCAGCAAGCCTTCGGCATCGAGCTCCGCGAGGATCAGAATACCAAAGGCCTCTTCCAGAACCAGCACGGAGGCTGGCGTCTGTCCTGCACACCCACCTCCACTGCGACCGGTTTCCACGCCCACTTTATCTTGGTGGACGATCCGCTGAACCCGAAAGAGGCTGCATCGGAGGCAAAGCTCAAAGAGGCCAACGAGTGGATGAAAGACACGCTCCCCTCCCGCAAAGTAAACAAGGCGACGGCGTGCACCATCCTCATCATGCAGCGCCTGCACCAGAACGATCCCTCTGCCCAAATGCTGGCGCTTGGCAAAGACCCGAACGCCACCCCCATCCGGCACATTTGTCTCCCCGCTCGCCTGTCGGCCAACGTCTCCCCGGCTAAACTGCGGGCTCGCTACTCTGCCGAGGGGCTGCTCGACCCCATCCGACTGCCGGAGAGGGTCCTGCGCAACATGGAAGCCCAGCTGGGACAATATGGGGCGGCAGGGCAGCTAATGCAGAACCCGGTCCCGGCGGAAGGCGGCATGTTCAAGGTAGTGCTCCTGCAGTTCAAACCACGCCCTGTACGGTACCGTCGGATCGTGCGGTACTGGGACAAGGCCGGCTCGGCCGGGAAGGGCTGCTACACGGTGGGCGTCTTGATGATCGAGGACGGGGACGGGGCCTTCGGCATCCTCGACGTCGTCCGTGGGCAGTGGGACTCGTCCACTCGAGAGAAGATGATCCGCATGACCGCAGAAATGGACGGACATTCGGTGCCCGTGCTGATCGAGCAGGAAGGCGGCAGCGGTGGCAAAGAGTCCGCCGAGAACACCATCCGCAAGACGCTGGTGGGCTTCCGGGTCTATGCAGACAAGCCAGTCGGAGACAAAGCACTGCGAGCGGATCCTTTCTCGGTTCAGGTCAACGCCGGCAACGTGTGGGTCCTGCAGAACGCCCATTGGGCCAAGGACTACATCGACGAGCTCCAGTTCTTCCCCGTGTCCACCTACATGGACCAGGTGGACGCGTCGTCCGGAGCCTTCAACTACCTTGCCAAGTTCCGAGGGAGGGTCGGGGCCTTCTGATAACCAAGTTGACGTCGTAGGGACGGTTCCCTATTTGGCGGACTATAGAGCGGACAGCCTATTGCGACTGTCCGCTCTTTCACTCTATGACACCGAGAACCCTCCTGCTCCTCCTCGCGCTCGCGTGCGCGGGGTGTTCCGATGACAGTCGGACGATGCACTACCGCGTGGCGACTCGCAGCATGGAGCCCACGCTCACGGTAGGGGACAAGGTGCTCGTCGTGGCCTACAGCAAGGAACCCAAAGTAGGCGACGTCGTGTTGGTCGACCATCCCGACTACGGCACCCCGATCGTCCACCGCATTGCGATCATGGACGGCCCCTATATCCAGACCAAAGGGGATGCCAACAAGCTCTACGACAAGGCTGTGCTCCGCTCCGCAGTGATCGGACAAGCCTTCAAGGAGTAACCACTCTATGTCACAGCCAACCAAATATCTGATCACCGAGGGCTACAAATACACCCTCGCGGACTCGCAATACATTGTCCTCCGCAACTTCCCCACGGTTGATATTGAGACTCCTTTCTTCCGACTGAAGAAGAACATCCTGTTCATCCACAAAGGTTACTCGTGGGACGGTGCCAGTGGCCCCACGTGGGACTCGGAGTCCACGATCACCCCCAGCTTGGTCCACGACGTTCTCTATCAGGCCATCCGGGCGGGGAAGCTTCGCCCCTCGGACCGCTTTGAAGCCGACCTCGAGTTCTACCAACTCATGCGGCGACGCACTAGGGGATTCCTCGGACACCTCCGCGCCTTCTACTTCTTTGTCGGCGTGCGGGTGGGCGGCTGGTTGGCAATCCGTCCCAAAGCGGAAGGCGAGCCGATGAGCCGGGTCTTTTTCGCTCCGTAACAACCAACCCGACACCACTATGGATCCCACCACTCTCGGTTTGCTCGGACTGCTCTTCGTGTTCAGTCCCCGTCCCAAGATCTTCCAACCCAAGCCCGACATGCGGGCCGTAGCCGCAGCGCAGGCTGACGCCGATCGGGCCAAAGCAGATCTCGCCCGTGCCGAAGCCGGGCAGGCGAAGATCGAAGCGGAGCTAGAGCTCCTCCGCACCCAGCTTGCCAACAAGGACAAGGAGGAGCGCAACAAGGAGCGACAGGTCCTGACCTACAGCCAAGAGATGAACGAAATGGCTTCCGGCTCTTTGCAGCTGGTCCCCGAAGAACACCGCACCCCTGAGGTTCTCTTTGCGGCAGAGTGCTTGGCGAAGTCGGGTGGGGCTTTGTCCTCGGTGTTGGGCCCCCTTTCCCCTGAGCAACGCGTCTCGGTGCTGAAGCTCGTGCAGGGGGCTCTGTCGAAGGCGGTCGCGGAACGCGAAGCCGCCCAGAAGCTGATCGCCGAGAAAGACCAGCAACTCGCCCAGAACACCACCACGATGCTCCTCCTCCGCAAAGAGAAGGAGCAGTTGGTATCTGTAGTGGAGGAAAAGAGGGCGGAGGTAGGCTCCGTCAAAGCAGAGGTCCAGCTGGCCAAGGCCGAGAGCACAGCGAAGGACGTTGAGCTCCGAAACACCAACGAGAAGCAACTCCTCCTCATGTCCAGTCACCGGGAGACGCTGATGTGGATCGTCTTTTGGCTTCTCGCGATCTGGCTTTGGTTCACCCGCGTCCTCCCCGCCCTGTCCAAAACCTTTGCGTGGGCCAAATGCTTGGAGGGCTTCAACCAGTTCATCTTCCGTCTCATCCTTGGCAATTCCAACCACAAAGAATAGAAAGTAGAAACATGTCCTCCTTTAACCAAGCGTTTCCTACAAATCTCTCACCGATTCCAGTAGGAGGCAACATCACCCAGAAGATGGCTGATGCCCTCGTTCGAGGGTTTGGTTCGTGTGCGAATGAGAATCCCTCTGAATACGCCTCCCACTTGATGCGGGAATTTCTCACTGACCCAGAAGCCCTCGCGGCGAGATTCGCCGCCGCCTCCGCCGCCGCCGCCGCTGCGGTCGCGGGTGCGCGGGCGTCAAAAGTCGCCGCTCTCGGCGGGGCGAGCACAACGAAGACGCTCTCCCCTGACTCTCTCGCGGCCGCATTCGATGCAGACGGTGCGCGCTTTCATCACCTCGTCTCTTCGCTCGGTCAGGTGGGTGTCGGGTACGGCACTTTCACCGCAGCCGATTCTACCGCCGGACTTCAGCACTATACCGTGGCCTGCTCCGCCGGGGCAAACCGCTGGGATGCGTGGAAGACGCTTTCGCTGATGTCGCCCGGCGCATGGGGCGGCGACAAGACGACGGTGAATTGGTCGCAGCGTTTCGGGGTGGAGGTCGACTTTGCGCTTACCGTCGCAAGCACCCCCACCAACGGAGACGGCATGGCGGTCGCCTACCCAGCGTCGCGTATCTCAAACGCAAAGACTCTCACCGGCGCCGGAATCGGAGTTCGGGTCGAGTGGGTTGGTGGTGCCAATCTCGGAGTTGTGCTCATGCAGCACAACGGGTCCACACAGACCGACACCGCGTTGCTGGCGAACCTCGGCCGAGCGACCGGCGGAACGAAGCATAAGCACCGCCTGCGCCTCATGCATGAGGCGGGGGTTACCGAAATTTTCGTGGACGACGTGTACGTCGGCAAAGCGAGTGCCGGCCCGACGGCTGTCGCTGACACCGCAATTGCGAACCGAGATTGGTACTTCATGCCCAAGAGCGAGGGCGGAGCGGTCACGCTCGACATGCTTCCGCCGCGACTGATTTCCCCGACGCGATTTCGGCGGAACGCCCCGAAAGCGATCTGCTTTCTCTGGATGGGGCAAAGCAACGCCGTAGGTGGAAACTACTCTACGGCATGCCCGCAGAACTACGAGGGGCTCAACACCGACGGACTCTTCCTCGATTGCGGAAAGGCTGGGACCTGGGGAACCGATGCCTCCTGTCCGGTATCCGGGACTGGCGCAATCCCGGCTCCTGCGCTCGACCGCGTCGCGGCTAGTGCCGGCAGCAACTATGGTTACGGCCACATCGCCTTTGCGCGCCGTATGCAGCGGCTTTTCCCTGGACAGCGGATCGTTGTAATCAAACACGCCTGCAACGGTTCGCCGCTCCAAGGGTACTGGAGAAAGGTGGACAATCTCTACTACCAGTCAGCCGTCGCAACCGTTGCGGCCCACCTCGCCACGCTCCGGACCGCTGGTTATGACGCCTCGCTTGCGGGAGCTTATTGGTGGCAGGGCGAAGGCGACTGCTGGACAAGCGTGGACGCTTCACTGTCGGCAGCATACGGCGCGAATCTCACCCGGCTCGTCGCCGACTTTCGTTCCGACCTCGACGCTGGCGCGGCTCCGAACCTGCCGTTTGCTGTCGTGCGGCTACCTTCGTGGCAGCAGGCTTCAAGCTACATGGTCGCGGCAAGGCACCAAACCATCCGCGACGCCGAGACCGAGTTTGTTGCCGCTGACGCCGGGCGATCCGTGCTGATCGACACCGACGACACGACGGCCACCGATGCGGACAAAGTGCACGCCAATCTGGCGAGCTACGAGCTTGTCGGAGTGCGTGCTGCAATCGCCCTCGCGTCCGTGCTCGCCTAACCTCGCCATGCGCCCGCCCCTCGCCATCGCCACCGCCTCTCAGAACATCCGCGGCATTGTCGGAGTCAACGCCTACTTCGAGTGAGGTAGAAACACCGTTATGATCCGAGCACTCTACAGAGTCCCTGGCACTATACTCCCAAGGCTTCTCGAGCTTCCTGGGGAGTCCCTCGACTTCCTTGCACTGGAGGCGCACGGCCACAAGATATTAGGACCAGCGGCTCGTAGAGTTGCTTCGTGGATTCCACTATGTTATACACCATCAGCAAATCGGAGGGGGCGAAAGGCTACCCGATCGTCCTAATGGAAGGGAAGCGATCTGGCATTCCCACGGCTCCTGAGTTGGAGTTTTGGGGAGAGATCCTCCGCCTCCGCAAAGAAAACATTCGGCTCCGGCGCCGCAACGCGGACCTGCTCCACCATCTTTCACCAAAACCAACCAACTGATCCATCTATATGCCTGACCAACAAGAACCCCCGACCATGCGCCGGGGATATCTCCCCCTCGAGGCCTTGGCCCTCAACGAAGCCGGACTCATTAGCCGTTCGGCGCTGACTCGCATGTTGACGGACCCGCGCCGCGACATCGATCACGAGTGCGGATATCCCGTCGAGATTTCCAACGAGCTCTATGACTCCTACTACCGGCGCGGACTCGGCGCCCGGGTGGTGAACATCTTCCCGGAAGAGGGGTGGAAGAAGACCCCGGAAGTCTACGAGACTGACGACGCGAAGGACACTCCGTTTGAGAAGGCGTGGAAGGCGTCGGTCAAGAAGCACAATCTCTATGAAGTGATGCAGCGGGCCGACGTGCTCTCTGGCATTAGTCGGTTCGGTGTCATCCTCCTCGGCTTCAACGACGGAGGCAAGCTGGATGATCCGGTGAAGTCCTTCTCCGAGAAAGTGGAAGCCTCCCAAGCCGCTTCTACGAAACTGCTCTACGTTCGGGCCTTCCCGGAGAAAGCCGTTACCATTGCCAGCTGGGAAGCGGACACCACGAACCCTCGTTTCGGACTCCCGACCTCCTACACGATCCAGTTCATCGATCCAGCTTCGGGTCAGAACACAGCCCCGGCCAACCAAGCGACGTCCTTGTCCTCGCGCACAGTGCACTGGCATCGGATCATCCACTTGGCTGACAACAGGCGCCAGAGCGACATCTACGGCACCCCACGTATGGAGGATGTCTTCGATCGCCTCTACGATTTGAAGAAGATCCTCGGCGGCGGCTCCGAGATGTTTTGGAAGGGCGGCTTTCCGGGCCTGTCCTTCGAGCTCGCGCAGAACGTCGACCCCAACGTGGAAATCGACAAGGAGGGATTGAAGGAGCAGTTCGAGAAATACTCCAACGGACTCCAGCGATACATGGCCCTCACCGGCATGACCGCGAAGAGCCTTTCCCCGCAGGTCGCTGACCCCAACAACCACCTCGAGGCCAACATCAAGGCCATCTGCATCACAAAGGGGATCCCGTACCGGATCTTCATGGGTACGGAGGAAGCACAGCTGGCGGGTGAGCAGGACAACGATGCGTGGCTGTCCCGCATTGCATCCCGCCGTGAGCTTTACCAAACCCCGCACATCGTCCGCAACCTAGTCAACCGGCTGATCCAAGTCAAAGCCCTCCCCGCCCCTCAGGAGATGGACGAGGAGACGGAGATGCCCAAATACGAAGTGCACTGGCCCGATCTTCGTATCAAGGGTGAGAAGGAGAAGGCTGATGTCGCCAAGGTCCGGATCGATACGGTCGCCGCGTGGTCCGGCGGACAGCTCGACACGTTGATTCCGCCCACGGTGTTCTTTACCCAGTTCCTCGGCATGGCGAAGGAAGAGGCCGAAGCCATTGTCAAAGCCGCCACCGAGTACCTCAAGGGGGTCGGGGAGGATGCGGACCTCAAGAAGAACCTCGACGAGATGGCAGCGGAGGAACAGAAGGCTGCCTTGGAAGCCCAGCAAGCTATGGCAGGGGACAAGGGAACCCCTCCCGGGGAGAAGGGGGCGACAGAGCAGGTTCCGGCTCAAGGAGACGGGGAGGAAGAGCCCGATACCGACGAGGAAGAGCCGGCAACCCATGGTGGTCCTGGTTCCGGCAACTTCGGACACGGTGGCAGACCGGGTGAACGGGGCGGGTCCAGTTCGGGGGGTGGTGGGTCGGCTGAGGAAAAGGATCCCATGGAGGGCACCGCGTTCTCCAAAAAGGCTCGGGCAGTCAAAGAGGCAGCCTCGGTGGCTCACGCCTCCGGGCTCTCCGCCAAAACCTCTGAGGACCATAGCAAGGCCGCAGAGCTGTGGGACAAGGCCTCTACCGCTGCAGAAGCAAACGGCGAGAAGTTCAACGCGACGCAATACAAAGGAGAGGCCGGCGCGCACCGTGAAAAGTCTGCGGTGCTCAAAGCCGGGGAGGTCTATTCTCGATCCCGCAAGTTGGGGGCCACCTACAAACAAGCCGCGAAGGATGCTGAGTCCGCCTACAAGAAGGCGGGCGGCACCAAGTCGGAGGTTCCGGACTTCTCCAAATGATAGTCCGCACCAAACAAGGCTGGGCCGTCAAGGCATCCTCCGGGAGGAAATTCCTCTCCCGGAGGGACCTGTCTCGAGAGGAAGCTCTCCAACGTCTCCAACAGGTCGAGCACTTCAAGCACGTCTCCACCAACGCGGCCTTTGTCTCCAACGCCCAGCCCCAGCGCACAGACCCGTCCAAGACAGGAGACATCCGCCGCGCATGGGTGCGGGAAAGCAATGCCCGTTTCCGCGACCTCAAGAAGGCTCTGATCGAGTTTTTGGTAAAGCAGGACGAGTTGGCTCTGAAGCCTCCGACTCACGGTCTCGTTACCCACGCCCGACAGTACGAGTTCCAGACCTCGGCCCAAAAGGTCGAGGCCTTCAGCTCTTGGTTGGACGACCAGATGGACTCCAAGCTCTTGTCCAAAGGCAAGGGCATCTGGGCTGGTCGGTATATTGACTCAGCTTACAAACGCGGAATCGTTCGGGCCTACATCGACGTGCACTCCGGGAGACTGGGAGGGATGCAGAAGGGTACCGCCGACGCAACGAAGGCGGAGTTCCTGCGCAGTGCAATGGCGGTGCCCGAACGGATCGACTCCGTCCAACTGCTAGCCACTCGGGCGTTCGAGGGGATGAAGGGTCTCTCCTCGAGGATGAAAACCAAGATGAACTTCATCCTGGCGAACGGTCTGGCCAACGGGGAAGGCCCCGCTTCGATGGCCCGTGAGATGGTGGACGCAATGGGAATAGAGCAGGGCCGAGCAGAGACCATCGCTCGCACAGAGACCGCCCACGCCCAGGGGGAAGGGCAGCTGAGCGGCTATGAGGAACTGGGCGTGGAAGAGGTCGGTCTCCAAGTCGAGTTCCTCACGGCGGGCGACGACCGCGTCTGCGAGAAATGCCAGGAGCTCGCCGACGAAGGACCCTATACGATTGAGGAGGCTCGAGGGGTGATCCCCGTGCACCCCAATTGCCGCTGTGCTTGGGCTCCTATCACTGCGGCCCCGTCCAAGCGATAATAGACAGATGATCACTTTGGAGATAGACGGCAAGGAGGCGTGGTACTTCCCGACCTCCCATACCTGGGTTCATGACGACCGATCGGTGTCGGCAGTCTTGCAAAAGACACTCCCTAAGAAGGATTCCGGCATCTATCGGAAAGCACAGGACCCGGCCCAGATCGTCGCCAAAGCGCTCAAAGCCTTCCCGCACGCCCGCGTCATTAAAAACCACTAACGCCTATGATCGACCCAGACAAACCCCAGCACAAAACGAAATGGAACTCCGACGAGGACCGCATCCTGTTGGCCATGCATCAGCAGAAGCAGCGACGCGAGGCTATTGCGGCCCGTCTCGGCTGCTCTGAGGAGGATGTCGCCGCCCGGTACCGTGTCCTGTTGACCACGATGCAGGAGGCCGAAGAGCATAAGAAGGAGGGCCTCAACTTGGACCGGGTCGGGATTGATCCGATGATGGCGGACCTGCTCAAGGACCGCACAGCGTTGGAGGCCCTGTTCACGTTGCTGTGCGGCAAATACAACGAAGCCGGAGTGCTCTTGAAGAGCCTCTCCCAGCTGCTGAGCGAAGACCAGGACGCCATCCAGAAGAGGGTGGCTGATTGTATCTACGGTCGGCTCCGCATTAAAGCCGGAGAACAGGAGGACGAAATCCTGAAGCAGACGGCTGAGATCCTCGCCGGGGATATCGTCCACAACTTCGTGGTCCATTCCAAGGTCCAGCTACACCTCCACCAAATCGCTCCGAAAAATGGCTAAGCCTGTTCCTCCAGATCCCTACGACAAGCCTCGCAGCGTCGAAGAGTGGTTGTCGAATATAGTGGCGTCCTCCCGCACGCAGGACTTCTGGGGAGAGGTCGTCATTGTATTCGAGAAGGGCGAGATCGCCCGTGTCTATAGGAAGCAGAGCTTGATGCCTCCTGGCAAGTCGGAGTCTCCGGGAGGATCCCGACCAATATAGGTATTGACTGTTTCCATCCGTGGCACATAAGCCGCGGATGAGTACCGAGAACTGGGCTCGCAGTGATCAAACGCTGCGGGCCTTTTTCATCTCCCGAGAATCGTCCTTTCAAACTCCTCAATGAAGAAACAAACAGTCCCGCAGCGGTCCCGGAAGATGCGGCCGCCTACGCTGACGACCAATAGCGTAGTCGAGGAGGAGATCCTCGAATCCCACCTCGAGTCCTTCACGTGTAACGTCCGCGCGAAGCTCGTGCGAAACGACACGATGGAGGGAAAGACCTACAAGGTGGTGCCGATGGTGATGATGGTGGTCGGCGTCCATGCCGGGTCCCAAGGCGCTCTGTACTATCCGAAGAGTGAGCTTTCCAAGACCCCGGAAGCGTGGAACCACAAGCCCGTTGTCGTGTACCATCCCACGATGAACGGCCGTGGCGTTTCCGCTTGCTCCCCCGACGTTCTGACCAGCCACAAGATCGGCCTGATCATGAATACGAAGTTCGACAGCCTCGGCCGCCTGTGTGCAGAGGCGTGGCTGGACCCGGACCGCATCGAGAAGGTCGATGCTCGCGTTTCCAAGGCGATCGACAAGCTCTCCACCCTCGAGTGCTCCACTGGCATGTTTATGGAGGTGGAAGCTGTGGAAGGCAAGTTCGAGGGGGAAGACTACAAAGGCATCGCCCGCAACTTCCGTCCCGACCACCTCGCCGTGCTCCCCGATAAGACCGGGGCTTGCTCCGTTGCAGACGGCGCGGGGTTCATCCGCAACGAGTCCGGCGAGGACGAAGAGCTGGTGGACAACGGCGGCGCCGGCTCTGGCAACTTTGGGCACGGAGGCCGTCCCGGCGAGCGCGGTGGTTCTGCTGGTGGAGGAGAAGGCGGAGCGTCCTCCGGATCTTCGGAGCCCACCCAGGCCCAGTACGAGAAGGCCGCCAAAGCAATCGAAGACCGTCCGCAAGAGCGCGGCGGGACTCCAGTAGGTATGGCCAATCGAGCATCGAATGTGGCCAATCTTCGAGGCACAGCGAAAGCCCACGCCGACGCTCGCGATGCTCATCTGAGAGCTGCCAAAGAATTGGCGAAGGATCCGAAGGCCCGGGCGAAGGGCGCTGATATTTATCACAGTCGACAGGCCGCAGTCCACGACGAGATGGCCCAGAAGGGAGCGGGAACCCTTCGGAAGGAAGCCCAGAAGAAGAACTCCTTTATGGTCCACAATATGGACATCCACAACGGCCTCGGTCTCAACAAGCAATCCTTCGAGAACATTCGGAGCAGCTTGGACAAGGTCCTGCAAGAGCGCTTCGCCCCTCGGACCAAGTCCGACATCAATTCCCCGTACCTTTATTCCACCTACACGATCGCCGTCTATACGGACTTCGTCGTGTTCTCGGATAAGGGCAAACTTTTCAAGCTCAGCTACACGTCTACCGATACGAAGGTGGAGTTGAGCGAGGACGATCCCGTGGAGGTCGTTCGTGTGACAGAATTCCGCACGGTCGACGGTGCCTTCGTTGGCAACACCTCGACCCAACCCAACAGCCAGCGAATCCAAGAAAGCACCATGAACAAGAAAGCCATCGTGGACGGCCTGATCGCGAACTGCGGTTGGGACGAAACCGACCGTGAGTTCCTGATGGGCCTCAATGAGTCCCAGCTGGATAAGATGAAGAAGAAGGACGCGGGTAAGGAGAAGCCTGCCGCGTCCGAGAAACCGACCTGCAACACCGTTGAGGAATTCATCGGGCAGGCCCCGGCCGAGATGCAGGACGTCCTGCGCTCCGGCCTCACCGCGCACCAGAACCAGAAGAACGGCCTGATCGACGTCATCGTCGCCAACGCCTCCAACAAGTTCACCAAGGAGCAGCTCAACGCGATGCCCCTCGGTCAGCTCGAGGCGATCGCGGCGCTCGCGAAGGTCCCGGCCCCGGCGGCCCCCGCCACCAACCAGGGCACTCCGCCCGCTGCCGACTACTCCGGCCAAGGCGGCCAGGGCACGCCGGTTGCCAACGAGACCAAACAGGAGCCCCTCGGCCTCCCGGTCATCAACTGGAAGAAGTAACTTCCACCCACCAACGTTTCTCACCAAGCACCTAGAACAACCAAACATCCAAAACCATGGCCTATCGTAAGATTCTTCTCAAGGGCAACGGCTTCCACGAAGAGGCCTTCGCGGCCGCTGCCTTCTCTCCCGGTCACCTCGTCGAGCTCGCCTCGACTGGCAAAGTCCAGAAGCACTCCACCGCTGGTGGTTTCGCCGAGCGACTCTTCGCCAAAGAAGCGCCCCTCCAGGGTCGCGGCATTGACACCGCCTACGCTCAGGACGAACTCGCGTTCCTCTATGTCGGCCAGCCCGGCGACGAGATCAACGCCTTCATCGCCACCAACCAGACGATCGCCGTTGGCGAGCGCCTGATCTCGGCCGGTGACGGTTCGCTCCGCTCCGCGGTCGACAGCGTCTCCGGTGTCACGATCAAGGAAGTGGTTGCCGTGGCCCTCGAGGCCATCACCACGACCTCGACCTCGACCCGCACCCGTGTCCGTCTCGTCTAATCCACGACACAGACACCATCCATCCACAAGAACCAGAAACCAGAAACACTCCAAATCATGGACTTCATCCTCAATGGGGCGGCCAACGGGACCACGGCGCAGATCCTGATGGCCAACAATTTCAACCCCAACGCTCTGCGGCCCTATCTCGGTGAGGGCGGCAAGAGCTTCCTCACCGTCAACCAGGGTGGCAAGGACACCCCGCTGGTGACCAACACCCCGGCGGCCCTTCGCTACGAAGACTGGAAGACGATGGACACCGCGGTCATCGCGGCGGCCCGCACCCGGCTCAAGCTGGTGCAGGATCTCCGATCCGGTGGTCTCGACTACACCATCCCCGGCGGCATGGGCAAGACCGTGCTCATGTCGGAGAATATGACGGATGTGGGCAAGGCGGTGGTGAGCATGGACGGCCTGCGGAAGGCCCCGGCTGATCGCCCCGAGTTCAACCTCGTCAACCTCCCCCTCCCGATCATCCACCAGGACTTCAACTTCTCGGCTCGTGAGATCCAGGCTTCGCGCCAGGGCGGTTCGCCGCTCGATCTCACCATGGCCGAGCAGGCGGCCCGCGCGGTGGCTGAGACGGCGGAGCAGTTGGCGACCGGCACCTACGGGTCCTTCTCGTTCGGTGGCGGCAACATCTACGGCATCACCAACTTCCCGCAGCGTCTCACGCAGGAGATCACCGCTCCCACGGCCTCCGCGTGGACCCCGCGCACCCTCCTCACCGAGGTGTTGGCGATGCGTCAGGCGGCGACCGATGCCCGCCACTACGGCCCCTACAAGATCTATGTGGCGCCGGCGTGGGACCAGTACCTGGACGACGACTTCAGCACCGCGAAGGGCGACATCACCCTGCGCGAGCGCCTGGCGAAGTTGAACGGGATCACCGGCATCGAGACGCTCGACTCCCTCGGCTCCGGCTTCGACATCGTGCTCGTCCAGATGACCTCGAACGTCATCCGCGAAGTCGTCGGCATGGAACTGGTCACACTCCAGTGGCCCACGGACGGTGGCTTGAACATCAACTTCAAGGTGATGGCCATCCTCGTCCCGCAGATCCGCACCGACGCCAACGGCCGCACCGGTCTCGTTCACGGCGCTCCGAGCGCCTAATCCCTTCGGGATTGATTGAGTGGCGCCTCCCAGTCCGGCTTAACACCCCGGGCTGGGAGTTTCCCTTTTCCTCCTAACCCAACCACACGCCAAACCAAACACCGCTATGAAGTTCCGCGTTCTCCATTCCCGTCACATCGCCAACGGGCGCACTTTTGAAAAAGGCGACATCGTCGAGTCCTCCGGGGACCTGGTCAAAGCCTTCCCCGGCAAATTCGAGCGCATCGAATCCTCTGTTGAGGTTGCCCGCGTACGAGCCTCCTCTCCCGCAGCGTCGGAAGCCCCTGTCGTCCCTCCTTCCGCTCCGGACGGGGAAACGTCCCCCTTCGGGGAAGACGTGTCGGAAGACTTTCCGTCTGCCGTCGGGGCTGACCTGAAGGTCTTCCAGAAGGGCTCCAGCTACTTCGTCGTGGACATGGACACTCCGGACAAGGCCCTGAACGCGAAAGCGCTCAAGGGCGCCGAAGTGAACAAGTTCATCAAGGCACACCTCAAGGCCTAACGCTCTCGGTCGGTCGGAGAAGAACATATGGCACAGAAGTGGACACCTCCGCAATGTTGGGAAGGGCAGGACGTCTTTGTCGTCGGGGCAGGGCCGTCTTTGGCGAGTTTCGATCCGCAGCGTCTCCGCGGCAAGAACGTCATCGCCTGCAACCACACCGGATTCCAGCTTGGTGCTGAGATCGTCAAGATCTTGTTCTTCTCCGACCACTCTTTTTTCCTGTCCCAGCGTCCTCAGCTCGAGGCCTTCGGAGGGTGGATTGTCACCTCGAGCCCCAACCTGACGCGGTTGTCTTCCCCTGATTGGCTTCTCGGTGTGAACCGCAGGCATGATGGTTTGCATCGGGAAGCCGTCGGGTTCGGGGCCAATTCGGGATGCAGCGCCGTCAACCTCGCTCTCATCATGGGGGCGAAGCGGGTGTTCCTCGTCGGCATGGACTGCCGTGAGATCAACAACCAAACCCACTGGGACGGACGGCATCACAACTCGAAAAACAACAAGGACGTCTATCGGGCGTTCTTGAACGGTTGGGAGGCGATCTCCTCCGCCCTTCCAAAAGTGTTTCCCGATCGGCAAATCATCAACGCCACCCCGGGCTCGGCCATCGAGTATTTCCCGAGGTGCTCCTACGAAGACGCGGGTCTCTAATCACCATGTCTATTCGAACCACCGCTGATTTGTTGAAGGGGATCGTCGAGGTCGACTCCGACGAGTTTCCCGACACCGCCCTGGATCCGTTCATCCAAGCGGCAAACGTCCTCGTGGAGGAAGTCTGCGTTCCCTCCACTCCGGCCTATACCGAGGACCGTCTCACCATGATCGAGACATGGTTGGCCGGTCACTTCTTCGCTGTGCGAGCGAAGGTGATCGGGAGCGAAGGCGTGGCTGGTATTTCCACCGGCTACTCGTTCTCCGCAGGTATGTACCTTGCGAGCACTCCCCAGGGGCAGGCGGCTCTGTCCCTCGACACCAACGGCGGGTTGGCACGGAAGCAGGCCCAGATCGTCGCCGGGACCCTCGGTAGTAAAGCCACCGCCTCGTATCTCGGCGTCCCGTCCCCCCGGGCGAAGTCCTGCATCGGCATCACTGCCCTCTAATCCACCATGAGCCTTGTCTCCAAAGTCTGCAAGCAGACCGCCATCCGGTGGCCTCTGCTGAGCAAGGACAGTTACGGACAGCCCGTGTTTGGGGCTCCGGAAGCTGTGCTCGTGCGCTGGGAAGATACGGCGGAGGAGCAGATTGCGGCCGACGGGGTCAAGTTCGTCACTCGCTCCAAAGCCCTCGCGCTCGTGGACATGCGCGCGGGAGACTACCTCCAACTCGCCGCTCTCGAGGACACTACCAACACAGACCCGCGCATGGTGTCGGACGCCTACGTGGTTCGAAGCTTCGCCAAGATCCCAAACAAGCGGGGAAAGCCCCTTGTCCGTTGGGCCTATATGTGACCTGCCATGTCTGATCCCAAATACATCTTCGGGGTTGGTATGTTCTTGTCGAAGCTGGGGAAGGAAGCAGAGCGGCGCTCCAAGGCGGTTGAGATCGGTCTCAAACGCTGCGGGGCTTTGCTGCTGAACGAGAGCATGAAGATCGTACCGGTTGACACCGGGTTCCTTCGTCGGTCAGGCAAAGTGGTGGCGACCGGTATCGGCAACACCACGGTGGTACAGGTCGGATACTCCGCTGCCTATTCGATCATTGTCCACGAGAACCTCGATGCGGCCCACGGCGAGGCCTACAACCAAAAGCACGCCGAGGCGATTGCAGCCGGCTTGCTCAAGTCCCGCGGCCCGAACCAACAGGCTCTATTCCTTTCCCAACCCCTCATTGAACTCCGTTCCGAGTTCCTCCGCATCATGAAAGAGGAACAGGACAACGCCAAATCATGAGCCCCTCTCTCATCGTCCAGCAGTGGTTGATCTCGCAGATGTTGGCAACCGACCCGCTCGAGAGTTCTCCCGTGTGGCCCTGCTATATGGTCGCCCTTCCCGAGGGCATGGCCGTGCCCTCCAACGCCCTCTGTGTTTACGACACCTCCCCGGTGCCCGACGGCCGGATCCAAAGCACGGGCGAGCGGATCAACCACCCGGGGATCCAGATCAAATGCCGTTGCCTCGATTATCAAACGGGCTGGACGAAGATCCACTCCATTGCCTCCGCCCTCGACGCTATCCTGCGGGCGCAGGTGTCGGTGGACAGTGAGATCTACACGATCTCCGCCGCTACTCGGATCTCGGGACCTTTGTCCCTCGGCATTGATCCGTCCAGCCCGAAACAGGCTTTCGCTTTCACGCTGAACTATCAGCTGACGTTCTAACCGGGCAAACGCCCACCAACCAACAAACAAGAAAGGACAGACTACCATGAGTCGTATTGATGACGGCTTTGCCACGACGATGAGTTTCGCCTTGTCGCCGACGGTGAAGTTTTGGGAAAAGGAGGTCACGCCTCCGAGCATCGCAGGTGACGGCGCGAACGACACCACCACCATGCGGAACATCGCGTGGCGGACGAAGGCCCCGAAGAAGCTGAAGAGCTTGGGCGAGGCCAAGTTGTCGGCCGCGTACGATCCCGCCGTGTACGAGGACATCTTGGACATGATCCAAGTCAACCAGGCGATCACCATCAACTTCCCCGATGGTTCGACCTATACGTTCTACGGGTGGATCGACGAGTTCGCCCCGGGCGCCGTGAAGGAAGGAGCCCAGCCGACCGCCGACATCAAGGTGATCTGCTCCAACCAGAACGAGTCCGGAGAGGAGACCGAGCCCCAATACACGGCCGCGAGCGTCTAAGCCCGCCCTTCCCCTTCCACGTTCCTCCCCTGTAAGGACCCCTACTGCGGGGGAGGAACGCTCGGAAGGCTGTTTTCCGTAGCAACCAACACACACCAAATACCGCATACCGCTATGAATTCGCTCATTCCGCTCAGCTATGATCTCAACGTCTCCATCGTCCCCGTCACCATCGCCGGCAAGTCCTACCAAATCCGGGAGATGTCCGGACTGTCCCGCGACAAATACCAGGACGACGTCCAAACCCGCTTCGCATTCGACGACAAGAACCTTCCGACCCGAATCATCAAGCATGAGGGCATGAAGGCCCTCCTGATCAGCCTGTGTCTGTTCGACGAGTCGGGCGCCGCTGTCCCGATCTCCACGATTCAGACCTGGCCCTCCAAGGTCGTGGACGGCTTGTTTGCCGAGTGCTCGAAGCTCAATACCCTGAACAAGACTCAGGGCGAGAACGAAGCCGCTGCAAAAAACGGCTGAAGGGAGACCGCATGAGGTGGATGGCTTTGGCCTTCCACCTCCGGCTCCCAGTTCAGGTCGTCAAGGCGACCACAACGGTCCGTGAGTTCTACGAGTGGTCGGTGTTCCTACGGGAGCACCAAACGAGGGAAGATTTCTACTGGGCTCAAATAGCTGCTGAGATTTGCAAGACACGGGTCAAAGACCCCAGCGCCGTAAAGATCGAACATTTCCTCATCAAATTCAAAGAGCCGGACGGCAAGGACCCGCACTTCGATCCTCGAAAGCTCAGTCCGGAAGAACAGAAGGCCTACAGGAAGAAACTGTCCGAGCAGGGGCTTGCTGTTTGGAAGGGGATTGCCAAGTCCGCAAAACACCGCGTCAAACCGAGTAGCAAAAAGGAAACCAAATGAGCGACATTGCAATGGGGGCCTTGGTTGTGGAGCTCCGAGCCCAATCGGGCCAGCTGCTGGCGGAGTTCTCGAAGGCGGCGCAGGCCGTCACGGTATCGACCTCGTCGATGTCGGCTCGACTGGGGGCCTTTGAAAAGGGCCTCTCGATTGTGGCAGCAGCCGGGGCGGCGGCGGTGGCGGGTCTCGCCGCTGCCTCCATTCGGGAGTTTACGAAGTTCGACGATGCGATGCTCAAGTCGCTCGCGAACATGCGGGACGTCTCCGACCAGATGAAGGGCGAGTTGGCAGCCGCCGCCCGTGAGTTCTCCATCCAGCAAGGGGAGAGTGCCGACGACATCGCCGCCTCCTATTTGACGATGTCGAAAGCGGGACTGTCCGCGGCCGAAAGCATCCAAGCCTTGTCCACGGTGGAGGCTTACGGGCAGGTGACGGACCTGTCCATGAACGAGTCCTCGAAGGCGTTGCTCCAAACGATGCGCTCGCTGGGCATTGCTTCCGGGGACACGGCGGAGAAGATGCAGAACATGCAGCGCGTCTCCGACGTCATCATCGAAGCTTCCCAGCGGAGCTCCGCCTCCTTCGAAGAGCTTACTGCTTCCCTGCAAGGCAAGTTTGGCGTGGCTCTCCGCAGCACCAACACCTCCATCGAGCAAGGGGTGGCGTCCCTGATGGCGTTGAGCGACGCCGGCATCAAGGGCGGCATGGCCGGACAGATGATGGCCATCGTGTTCAAGGAGCTCCAGTCGAACGCGATTTCCAACAAGGAGGCGTGGGATCAGTTCGGGGTCTCGGCTTACGACGCCCAAGGCAAACTCCGCCCGCTTGCTGACATCGTCGACCAACTGGACGGTGTGTTGGCTTCTGCTTCGGACGAGCAGAAGAAGATGACGCTCGAGATGCTGGGCTTCAGCAATCGATCGGTAGAGGCGATCCAAGCCCTGCTCGGTACGAGCGACAAACTCCGTGAGTACCAAGGCGAGCTCGAGAAGAGCAACGGAGTGACCAAGCGAACCGCGGACGTCTTGGAGACTTCCCTCGGGGAATCGTTCAAGAAGATGTCGGCCGCGGTGTCGGAGATCCTGCGTCTGTTCGGGGAGGAATTGGACCCGCTGGTCCGCTCCTTCACCACGCTCTTCCGTGACGCGGCAACGGGCACGGGACAGTGGAAGGGTGAGGTCCACGAATTGGCGGTGGGCTTCAAAGACGGGTTGGTCTTCGCGATCAAAGCCGCGATGGAGGTGGTGCGCGGCTGGCACTTCATCATCAAAGCAGGGCAGGTGGTGTTCGCCCAGTTCTACGAGATCACCTTGCGTGGGGTGAACCTGCTGGTGCAGGGGTTCAAGAAATACACCGAGACGCTGATCGAGAACTACAATTCCTTCGTCCGTGTAAACAACGCGGTGGCCCGCTTCCACCCGGGAGTGATGAAGCTCACGGAGCTCAACACCCCACAGTGGCTTACTGATGTGGCCAACGCCACGCAGGGCTATGCAGCCGCGGCTTCGGAAGCCACCCGGCAGACGACCGAGGAGCTCAACGCCTTCATCCAAAGCAAGGCGGCTTCTGAGCTCTTGGCCGAGCAACTGAAGAAAGAGGAAGCTGAGAAGGTCCGCCGTGCAGAGGAGTCGAAGCGTTTGGCCGAGGAGCAGGCAAAGGCCGCCGGGATGGCGTCGGACTCCGCCGTCAAGGAAGCCGCCACCTTGAAGAAGGTGAACGAGGAGCTCTCCAAGTTCTTTGCCCAGCTGGACAAACACGACATCAAGAAATACACCTCGGTCTCTCCGGAAGTCGTGAAGCTGAAAATGGCAATCCAGGATCCGTGGATTGCTGGTCAGAAGGAGCTCAAGAAGTACCAGGAGATGCTCAAGAACGGAGCCATCTCCCAGGAGGAGTTCAATCGGGCGCTCCACTCCCTCAATCTCAAGGGCGAGTTGGCGGACCCGTTTGAGGAGGCCCGCTTCAAGCTGGAGCAATACAACCGATCGCTTCGTGACGGCGTGGTCACCTACCAGGAATATGTGAACGGGGTGAACACGGCGCTGGCCCAAATGAACCCCGAGCTCTTCGGGGCCAAAACGATCGGGCCTGGAGCGAACCAGATCACCAGTCTCCCCGCCAACTATTCCTCGGGAATGGGCGAGGTGGACGAGCTCACGGCGATGATGCAGAAGGAGCAGGCTCTGCAGGAGAGCTACGATCGACAGAAATCGATGCTCCAGGAGATGACCACTTATTCAGTCCAGCAAGAGCGCGACCGAATCAAGTCCCTCGAGGTTCTCGACGCCAACTACCTGAAGCAGAAGGAATCCTTCGAGCGGCAACGGATGACCTTCATGCTCACCACCGCCTCCAGTTCCTTCGACCAGATGGCAGCAGTAATGAAGGACGGATTCGGTGAGCAGAGCGGAGCCTACAAGGCCGCGTTCGCGATCTCGAAGGCGTTTGCCATTGCCGACGCCAGCGTCAAGATCGGGCAAGGCATTGCGGCAGCGGCCTCCCTCCCCTTCCCCGCCAATATCGGGGCGATGGCTTCTGTCGTGTCGGCCACTGCCAGCTTGATCTCCAACATCAGTTCCGTGGTGCTGTCCTTTGAGGGCGGTGGCAATACTCCGAGTGGTCCGCGTTCGGGCGGTGTCGACGGACGCGGCGGCTTCTTCGCGATCATGCATCCGGACGAGACCGTGATCGACAACACCCGAACCACCAACCGGGGCGGGGACACCCAGGTCAACGTGCTCAACTACGGAGACAACGACATCACCACCCAGACCCGCACGCGCGGGGACGGCACCAAGATGATCGATCTCATCGTGGAAAAGTCCGTGAGCCGCCTCACGGCCGACATCAACCAAGGGAAGGGTGTCTTCCCCCGCGCAATGCAGAGCGCCTATCCCAACTTGGTCCGCAAGGGCGGACGCTAAACAACACCGACCATGGAAACTTGGCCTTCCCACGCTCTCCCCGATCCCTCCGAGCAATACGGCATGGAGGTGAGCCCCTCCGTGATCCGTACGGAGATGGACTCCGGGTTCCAACGGCAACGCAAACGGTTCACCCAAGAGATGCGAAGCTTTGCGGTGACCTTCTCCTTCACACCGGACCAGTTCGCCATCTTCCAAGCCTGGTGGAAGTATAGAGTGTCCTCCGGTGCGGACTGGTTCCTGATGGAGGTCGATATTGGCGGCAGTCGTACTACGCGACAGGTCCGATTTTCCACCCCCTTCTCCAGCGCCTACGGTGGTGGCCGTTGGAAGGTGAAGAGCGTCCTCGAGACGCAGAACGTCGCCCCGATGTCCGAGGGACAGCTGGATGCAGCGATCGGAGGTACTTCCGCATGAGCTCCTTGAGCGAAGCCCTACAGGAGGCCTACGCTTGCTCCCCGAGCAACGTATCGGACCTCCACACGTTGGAAATCTCCCACCCCTCGATTGAGGGGAAAATCTATCTGGTGCAGAACAACGTCGATTTGAACCTCCGCTTGGAGGACGGATCGTGGCACCTGTTTGAGGCCGCGTCGTTTGATCTGGTCCTTCCGGAAAAGTCCGACGAGGGCATCCAAGACATCAACCTCAAGATTGCCAATATCGATCGGCGTGTCTCCGACTTCCTAGATCAGGCGTCCAACTTCAAGACCAAGGTAGTGTGCAAATATCGCCCCTACCTCTCGAACGATCTGAGCACCCCGCAGATGGACCCGCCGTTGATGCTCACGCTGACCGATGTCGTGTCTACCATCTACGACGTCACGGCCAAAGCCTCCTTTGCGGATCTGGTCAACTGTGCCTTCCCCAAAGAGATCTACTCCCGCCTCATGTTCCCCTCGTTGGGTGGAGGCTGATCCCGATGACGACCACCGCACAGCACTGGGCTCTCCCCTACTTGGGGCGTCCTTGGATTTCCGGGGCGAGAGGGCCAGACTCTTTCGACTGCTGGGGGTTCCTCCGTTGGATCTATCGGGAGCGGTACAACCTCGAGATCCCGTCCTTTGTCGGAGTAGATGCTGAGGATCACTTGGCCGTGCGCAGACTCATGCTAGACGGAGAGCGTTCCGCGCGTGATTCATGGCCCGACTGGGTACAGACATCGGACCCCGTAGAAGGCTGCGCCGTGGCTCTCGGACGCTTTGAGTATTTGTTCCACGTCGGTATCTACATTGAACTCCCAGAGGGTGGTCGAGTTCTACATTGCAAGAAACCTATCGGGGTCCTACATCAGTCCTTGGCCCAACTGCGATCCGAAGGACTCAGCCGCTTCGTCTTCTACCGCCATGCCTCACACTGCGCACATCGTTGAGTGTCTCAATCCGTTCAAACCGTTTAGTGATCCGAAGAAACACCAGGTCCCGGCCGGCACGGTTTTGCGGGATTGGCTGAAGACTCGGTTCCCCGGTTTTGTAGAGTTCGAACGGCCCACCATTTGTGTTTACAATGGTGATTACCTTCTCCGCAAGGACTGGGACCGAGTCCTGCAGGACGGGGACATCGTAGGTTTCGTCGCCCAGCCCGGAGGTCCGCTTCTCCCTTATGTGTGGTACGCTTTGATCTCGATTGTGATCGGGGTGGGCATTGCTCTGCTGATGCCGAAGCCCGGAATGCAGACGAATGATTCCGATACCATCTACACGATTCGGGGTCAGCAGAACCGCGTCCGTTTGGGCGAACCCGTTGAAGTTCCCTATGGTCGGTGTCGTCTCTATCCGTCCTACGGAGCCCTACCCTACAACCGTTTCGAGGGGAATGATCAATATCAGTATTCGCTCTTCTGCTTGGGCCAAGGCGAGTACGATATCGACGAGATCCAAATCGAAGACACCCCTATTGGAAATTTCCAAGACGTCACTTACGTTGTCTATGGTCCCAATCAGCCGGTTACTCTTTTTGACGACAATGTGGTCACCTCTGTGGAGGTTTCCGATATTGAGCTTTTTGGTACGAACGAGACAGAGTACGTTCAATGGGTTGGTCCGTTTGTGGTGAACGAGTCCGGAACCACCATCACTCGGATTGAGCTGGATTTCTCGATGCCACTCGGTCTCAATCACATCACCGACAAGGGCAAGGTTCGTACAGGAGAAATGGCTGTCTCGGTCGAATTTCGATCCATAGATAACTCGGGGACTCCTACGAGCGATTGGGCTTCTCTTTACACCCGAGCCTGGAGCATGGCTACCACGAAGGCTCAGCGCTCTACTGCGTCAGTCATCGTGCCTTCTGGTCGCTATCAGGTGCGGGTTAGTCGTACCAGCGCCAAGGATGAGGACAACGGTTCTGCCCAGATGCTGCTCTGGTCGGCATTGCGCGGGTATAAACCTTCCGTGCGCGACTACGGAGACAAAACGATGTTGGCCGTAAAGATGAAGGCCACCAACAACCTGAACGACCGTTCGGCGTTCCGAGTAAACGTGTGGGCCACCAGAAAACTCCCTATTTGGGATGCTTCCACCGGGTGGTCGGCACCGCAGGCCACTCGCAGCATCGTTTGGGCGTTTTGCGATGTCATCCGATCCTTGTACGGCGGCAACTTGGACTCCACATATCTCCCACTCACAGAGCTCCAAGAACAGGATGCTATCTACACAGCACAGGGACGGTATTTCGACTATATCTTCGACACTCGCATCACAGTGTGGGAAGCCTTGAGGCTCATTGCTCGTATTGGTAGGGCCGTACCAATGATCGAGGGCAGTCAGATCAAACTCATTCGAGATACCGTAAAGACTCTCCCCGAGTGTCTGTTCAACCAGAACAACATCGTCAAAGACTCCTTTTCCTGGAATACGATGCTTCCGAAAGATGGAGACTATGATGGGGTTCTCGTGCGCTATACCGACCCCAACGATTTCCTCCCCCGTGAGATCAAATGCCTGCTGGGCGACGACGGTACCGCGATTGCGGCTCCTCGAGGAAGTGAACACCCCGACGATGACATCGGTGACAATCTTGAGCCTCTCGACCTCTTGGGCTGCACTGATCCTGACTGGGCTTTTCGAGAGGGAATGTACCATCGGCGCTGTGTTGTTTCCCGTCGGCAGTCAGCCAAATGGAAGACCGGATTGGAAGGACACATTCCGAGATTCGGTACCATGGTGGGTGTTTCGCACGACGGACCCCGTTGGGGCTCTGGCGGTACCGTTGTTTTAGTAGCTGAGGACAATCGAACCCTCACCTTGTCGGAGCCTGCCGTTTTCAGCACAGGAGCACACTGCATTGCCATTCGGACCCGCAATGGACTAAACACAGGTCCACTGGTGTGCACAGCTGGGGAGGATGAGTTCCATGTAGTGCTCGCGGCCGATCTTCCGGAAGACGTTCTACTCTCCGACGAGACTGAGAATCCGGTGTACCTGTTTGGGAAGTCGACACTGGGCGGCAGCACCGGATGGACCAAGAACTTGATTGTGAGTCGTATCACTCCAGACTCCGACAATACGGTGGCCCTCGAAGCTGTCCTCTATGACGCCTCCGTTTTCACGGATGACGGGGCTTTCGCACCGGAGATCCCCGACCACGATACCAATCCAACCCCTCCGGATATTCCCACTCTCGATTGCTCCTCGGTTCAAGTTGCCTGGTTGCCGGGGAGCAATACAGAGGGGATCGTTTCGTGGGCTCCGGCCTACGGGGCTCGGCGGTACGAGCTCCAGAAGTCGGTGGATTCCGGAACCTCTTGGTCAGATCTGGCCTCCACCGAATCAACCTCGGTGGTGATCCCCATGAATGAGGGAGTGTTCTTGCTCCGGATTAGAGCCTTAGGTATTGGCGCCGGTACTTGGTGTGTCTCCGAGCGCGACTTCACAGAACCAGCAGATCCGTGGACGACTGATAGCATACCTGTGGGGGGTGATTTCTCGGATCTGGACAACGGCTTAGCCTTGGAACCGTTGACCCCATCAATAGAGTACAGGACCCGCAGTGGGCAAGCAGGGCTGCTCGGGTACTCCGTTTATGACGGTATGCTTAACGGATCTCCCACGAACCACGCCACGACTCCTCCAACTCTGTATCGTAAGCGCACGCTTGGTGGTGGGTTGAACTGGTATATCAACGACGGAATGGGTGGGGTATCCAGTGGGCAGAGCCGGGCAGGTGGCGTTGTTGGCTGGGAAGCAGACGGCACCCCTTTATCCGGGGGGATGGTGGACGGGGAGCCGGCTGACCATGTTGTCTCGGGCAACTATGGTTGGGCGCAAGACTACGCCACGGCGTCGTTTGCGCATTCGTCTGGTCTTTCTGCATTCTTCGCCTTTACTAAGACAGCAGGGCTGCCCTCGGGCAACTCAATGTTGTACGATTCCGGCTACTACGTCCCGGTTGGCACAATGGAGTGGACATCGAATTGGGGGACACCCGCGCACATCACCGCTACGGGAATGCTCACAGAAAGTCTGTCGGAGCCGGACACCACCGATGCCGCTGTCGCCCGGTTTCTCACCAACGTAGGGTGGTTGGAGTGGTCGACTACCCCAGCGGCGTCATGGCAGGAAGTGCGGGCTGGCAGCGCCGTCGAGTTCGATGTCGTCTGTGTAGAACATCGTGCCACTGCGATAAATGCGGTTCCTGACTACCTATATGAGGTGACCGACACATATGAGACATGCCCCGATGGCTCCTCCACATGGACGGAGGAGGCCCCGATTGTTCGTTACATCCAATCGAACTCATCCGGTGTTTTGGAGGTTCCGGCAGTGCAGATCGAGCTAACTGAGGGAGTTTCTCGCCGGCTCAAGAGCACAACCATTGTCCCCCTTATCTAACATGGCAGCCCCTATCCAACGCGCGTTCCCGCTTACTGTTCGCCAGGTACAATACCTGTGGCAGCTCGTTCACGGAACCGGAAATCCTGAGACCAACACGAAAGCAACAGCAATCCTACCTCAGGAGATTATCACTACATGGGACACCTTGCGGGTGTTTCGATCGAATATGCACATGGGCGGTTGGGCGTGGCATGGGGAGGTTGCAACAGAAGCAGCAATGCTGGCGCTCTGGTCCACTTCTTCTCGGTCGTGCTGGCCGAATGATAAATGTATTCGCACGGACCTCGGGTGTCTGATGACCTGCACATCTGGCAATGGAAAGGCTGCCAATGATTGGGTCTCCGTCCCTCTACTCTCCAAGTACCAATCGGCCATAGATTCTCTGGTCTCTTTGAGTGATTCCCTCGGCACCTCTTTGTCCGATTTGGCTGAGGTTGTAAGTGGGAAGTGGAATACTCCGGACAATGCTGAAGACTTGGAGAAGATCGGGCATGACGGAGACGGTAAGCCCACTTGGAATGGGGTCGCTTGGCCCTCCGATGGCGGTGCATTTGAACTCAACTCGGATACGTTAATTGAGTCCTCTGCACCAAACGCTTGGTTCAAATACGACTCCGGGGTGGAAGAAGCCGATGGCGACCCGGCCGAGATTAACGACACGGTCAAAAACTGGATAGACCAGAGTGGTAACGGTAATCACTTCACGCAAGACACAGTTGGATACCGACCCACTCTTACTGCAGATGGTGTTGTATTTGACGGGACGGATGATCACCTGTGGTGCACAGGATTTCCGAGTATAGACCTTGCAAATTGCACAGCGATTTGGGTCGCATCCTCCACATCCAATTCTGGGTATAGGCGCCTTTTGGCTATAGGTGCGAGTGGGGTCGGCACAAGTGACTACAATTCTGCGAACGCCCTTGTTATTTCCGCTGGCCCCCCAGGAGGCTGTTGGGATGTTGAGGGAGGCACTGGTGCCGAGTTCCAAACACTGCTCTCAGATGGCGCCCCCGCGCCCATGCGGGTGTATTCCATGCGCATCTGCAATCGAGTGGGGATCATTGGACACTCTGACCTCGTCTCCGGCACAGGTGATACCTCCACATCTCTCACGACATCCCGCACGGCGATGGTTCTCGGAGCCCATTGGTTGAACGGATCGTTGAATCTCAACTACTGCCACACCGGTACGATCAAGGAGCTGGTGCTTTGGCCTAGGGCTCTTGGTAACGTGGAAATGGGCATGATCGTTGCTGCGCTGCGGACCAAACACGGTGTTTGATCTCCTCTTCTATTTTTAGGAACAGAACGACTCCTACTAATGCAACTCAACCACGAACAGCTGGTGTCTTTTGCGGCAGTGTTCGGGCCGATTATCACGGCCCTTCTGTCGGGATACCTTACTTGGAGGTTCAAATCTTCCGCTGAAGGCAGGCGGGGATTTCAAGCACTCATCGACGCGAATGATAAATTCCGCGATGCGATGTTCCGGGAGGTCGAGCGCAAAGAGCAAGTCATCCGAACACTCTCCAAGGAAAACAACACTCTCCGCAAGGAGAATGAGCGACTTCGCCACAACACCGATACCCACAGTCCAAACCAATGAACAAGCCCTCCGTTCTCATCGTTGAAGATGAACCCGAGATTGCCGAGATCTTCGCCAAAGTAGTCCTGTCTATCGATTGCTCCTACATTCGAGCCTCTCGCATCAAGGAGGCCGAACTCGCCCTGCGGCATATCGCTTTCACGATCGTTATCTGTGACCTGATCCTCCCCGACGGTGTCGGCATCAGCATCGCAGAGAAGGCCATCAAGAGGGGGTGTGGTCTGGTGATCGTGACGGGGTTTGCTGACAAGTATGCTGCCGACCTCACCCGACTCTCCGAAATAGACCCGAGAGTCCAAATCCTCCACAAGCCTTTCCCAGTTCAGACTCTCGAGAAGACGCTCATCGGTCTGCTGGAACCTCTTTCCCGGTAGGCGTGCCGGGAGTGTGTGTGGGGTTAGATAGAAAGGGCCGGAGAGGTTTCGTAGCGGTTTCCTCTCCGGCCCGATCTATCTGTACCGACTAGGGAATTATCCTGCGAACCTGCGGGAGCAGGAGATTCCGTTTGTCGGAGGCGTGCTTGATTCCAGCGTCGTAGTTTCCCCACTTGTGGGCGACGTTGTTGGCCGAATAGGCGGCACGGATCGCATCGTAACGGGCCGCAATGCGGGAGAGCGGTCCCAGATGTTTGCAGTGCAGCAACCAAACCTCAGGCACTGTGCGGGGAGTGCGATGATCCACGTTGATTCTGTCCCCTTTGGAGAGCACGAAAGCCCCTCCGTGTGCTCCCGGGGCAAAGGACACAGCTTTCACCCCAGAGGGGCGGAAAAGCACAGGCTTTCCGTACCAACGTGAGTCGGGCGCCGCATACTTCACCTCATCGTAGATCTGCCCAGGGCCGGTGGGGAAGACATCGCTCATCATTTCCCAACCCGTCGGTGCTACGACACTCACCCCCAGCTGCCACAACGTGGATAGGATTTGGGGCCCTGTTGGGAAGTAGATGAGCTCGTCGCAATCGACAACAATCACCCAGTCCGCCGAGGTGCCCAACCAGCACACACTCTTGAGCCTCGAGTTCTCGGCGTCATCCAACTGCTGACCCTTTTCCCAATCGATGACGTTGATCCGATCGTAGTGGGGCCACTCTTTGGAGGGTCCTTTGTTGTGCTCGGCTTGGAACCATTGAAGGATCTGCCGAGATTTGTCGGTGCTGCGGCCCTCGTAGACGAAGATGTGGCGGGCGAAGGTGAGGTAGTGTCGCAACGTGTAGGGAAGGATCTCCTCCTCGTTCCGACACAGGATGTAGACATCTACGTTCATGTCACCGTTTCTCCAGAACGATTTGGTAGCCGCGGTTCAGGACCTTGATGTGGTCCGCATAGCAGGAGAGGAAAGCGTCGATTGCGATCTTCGGCCGATCGACCTCTCGGGGCATGTCCAGCCAGCGGTAGTCATCAAAGATGATGATGCCGCCGTGCTTCACAGCACGGAAACCTATCACGGCGTCGCGCAGAACGTTCATGGCGTCGTGGGCGCCGTCGATGTAGAGGAAGTCGAGGGACTCCTTCAAGTCCTGGTCCCAGTCGAGCATCTCGGCCGAAGTCATCCGATGGATGGAACACCGGTCCCCGTACGGCGCCAGCTTCTCCCGGCAGATCTTCTCATTGGAGGAACAGTCGATCGCACGCCGAACGTGTTCGGCCGAACCGGTGAACGGATCCACGCAGATGTAATGGGAGAGCGGGGCAGTGAAGATCCAGTCGAGCATCCACTTGGCGGAGTCGCCTTGGAAGGATCCGATTTCCATTCCTAAGGCCCCCTCCTTGTCCCGAAGGTGCCACAGGTGCTGGACCCAAACAGGCCCGTGCCCGTGTGCGCGGGCGGCCGTCGTTCGCAGGTCCACCTCGGGGATGATCGTGGTCGACGGCTTGAGGTAGTAGGAGCGATAGATCTCCACGTCCTCCGAAGGAATCAAGGTCCCCAGCTTCTCGAGGTTGGTGTCCTCGATGCTGTTCTTGGGAGGGCTCTCCTTGTGCCCGACACCGTAGCCTTTTCGGCCGGGCATTCCTTTGATCCCAATCACCAACGGATGGTTGTCTCCGCGAAGGCTGAGGATCGTCTTCGACCCGAGAAGCCGAGCCCAGAGGGCCACATCGAAGAAGGGGTTCTGCTGTTCTCGAAGGATCTCTTGGATCGTCTGCAAGGCGCTGAGGTGGACCGCGGTCTGACAGAGGCTCGCGTGCCGAATGTTGGAGTGTCGTAGCCACCACCGGTGCTTGATGTTGAAGTAGTAGGCATAGGGCTCGCCGTAGGCCGTCAGTGTCGCGTTCGCCTTCTCGGAGGTCTCGAACAAGGACATCACCCTATCAATATACTCGGGATCGTACCAGTCGTCGTCCTCAATGAAAAAGACGACATCGCCGATGATCTGTTGGTAGCTCTCCAAGAAAAGCCACCGGAGTTTGGCGATCATGGAGGAGACACCGCGCCACTTCGGATTGGAAATCCGGGTCTGCCCCACGGCGTGGGAGTAGGGGGTGATCGCCAGAGGATGTTCCCCGTCATCCAACACGAACCACTGATCGGGTTTTCGTGTCTGGCGGGCCATGTATTTTTCGCAGAGGGAAAAGGCCTCTGGTCTGTCTCCTGTGCAGGTTACGATTGTGACTTTCATTCGATGGTATGGACTGTGCCTATTTGGAGTTCTGTGATATGGGTAACGAGAATGATTTGGACTCCGAGTTCCTCGGAGAGTTGGAGCAGGAGCTCACGGATACGGGGTCGGTACTTGGTACTGATGAAGCGGAAGGGCTCGTCCAATACTATCAAGCGGCGGGGTCTCGGCGAGGCCATCAAAAGACAGGCGAGGCGGAGAGCAAACGAAGTCACATCGATCACACCACCCCCAGCTGCGGTCATCGGATCGATCTCCTCCCCGTTGCGGACAAAGACCAAGCGGGCTTCTGTCTTCCCGCGCTTCTGCTCGAAGAGGATGCGGAACTCGTAGGGATCCTCAAACACAGCACACAAGCAACGGGTGACCACGGACGATATCTGCGAGTGGGCTTCCTGCTGCATCTTCTGAGCGATCCCCAGCACGATGCCCCTAACCTCGTCCCACGCTGCGAGCTCTTCCTTTGCTTCGGACCAGCTTTGTTTCTCAGCCCGCAGCATCTTGCGGGTAGAGCGCAAATCCCCAGCGATGCGCTCTCCAATGCGTCGAAGTTCAGCGGTGCTCATCGAGGAACGTTCCCCACTTCTTTTGGAACTTGGAGAGTGCTGTCTCGAGCTCTTGCTCCTGTTTGACAATCTGCTCCCGATGTTGCTCTAACAGGGAGCGGGCCGACGATATAGAGTGGCACCCGAACTCTCGGACCAGCTGGGCCTCGAGCTGCTTGACGGCGCCGACCGCTTGATCTTTCTGTCGTTTAGCTTCGGCGACCGTACGCTCGAGCCTCTGATACTTCTCAAGATTCATCTTTGGTGAGTTGGTGGAGGAGTTTAGAGGCGGCGGCAGACAACTTGTGGGTCTCCCGATAGATTCTCAATGCCTCGACGAAATCGAAGGAGTGTTTGTTGGTGGGTCTCAGATTCTCTACAAACTCGGAGACGCTCAGAAGCTCCTTCGTCGTAGGCCACTTCTCTTTAGACTCTGCCACGCCGATATCTTTAGACACGTCCAAAAGTAGGCTTTCGATGGAGCCGTCTTGATGAATGAGTCCTACTCTGGGTTGATGTAGATACTCATCCGACTTCCTGCGGAAAAAGCTGCCGCAGTTGATCACCTGACACCCTGTTTGGGTCTGGGCGTTGAAGGGCTTGTGATTGTCTCCGAACACAGCGACATCAAACCCTTTGAGCACCTGTCCGAAGCAGGAGAGCTCACTCATCGGAGCCGCCTCAGGGTGTTTGGCTTCCTTGAACCAGCAGTAGGCGTGGACCACCGCGATTTCCAAACAACCGCTGTCCTTCCTCGGTGGGTTTTGTGTCTTCGGTGCGGCAATGGTCCCCCAGGGGTACCCGTGGAGACGGAGAGGACGACAGCCCGGCGGACCCGCTACTACTCGGGGAGATCCTTGCTCGAGGTTCTCGATCTTCCCTGCCCGCATCAAGACCCCGTAGGCTGTGCGGTGGATTCCCTCGAGGCTGTGGTAGGGGAGGTCGTGCTGACCCGGTACGGCATACACCCGAGGCATATACTCGAGGGCCAAACTGATTCCCTCGGCCGGAGTGTTCCAGCGGTCGAAGATGTCGCCCGCACAGATGATCGGGGCTGAATGCTCAAAGCTGATTTGCTTCAGTTGGTCAAACTGACGCTTGAGCACCTCAGCCCACGAAGGTTCTCCGCTGCGAGCAATCGGGGAATCGGCAGTGATGTGGAGATCCGATACGGCGATCGCCACTACGGGATTTTCTGATGACAGATCGGACATATTTGTCCTCGGGTTTGTTGGTGGAAGGCTTCTTCGGCTTGTTGGAATGTGTGGGCGCGGGCCCTTGCTTCAATATCAGCGGACTCGGCCAATTGGATGAGACCCTTGAGCCGTTTTGTCCTGGTGACAAGCGTCGAGAGTTTCTCGAGACTGATCGTCAATTCCGTTGTGTCGGGAATGGCAATCTCCGAGGCAGCATAGAGCGGAGCGGCCTCCTCGATCCAAGCACAGAGCCCTGCCTCCTTCTTCCGAAGCTTCACCAATCGGGACTCCTGCTTCTCGAGCTCCTCGAGCTCCTGCAGGAACTCCTCCACCGGACGCATCGCAATCACCTCGGCCTTGATTTTGCGGTAGCTCTCCCGGTGGATTTCCACTGCGGCTTCGGCTTTTGCCCTCCCCGTTCGGATCTGCTTTTGGATGTCGTCGATCTTGGAGAGGTTGACGAGGTCGTTCAGCCGGCTCGCCAACTCGCCCGGGGACAGAGTGAACCAGAACGGAGGATCATGCTGGAGTTGGAAATTCAGGTCCGTCACGCGAAGGACCTTGCGGACCGGGGAGGGGACTTCGGCACCGAATGCCTTGAGCTCTACCCCGTCGAGTTCGTAGCTGTTTCTAGCCCCACGAAGGCGGGTGATTTTGCGATCCCCAGCAACAAGCCCCACCCGACACTTCTTTTGCCCGTGACGCACGAAGTCGGCACCATTGGGTTTGTTGCGGCACACCCATCGGAGAGCTCGCAGGACCGCAGACTTTCCCGAGTCGGTATCTCCTATGATGGTTGTGACCTTGGGATCCAGCGGCAGGACTAGCTTTCGATGACGTTGGAAGTTTCGCAGGACTAGGCGCTTCAGTGGCATCTGCTGCTATTATCTGCGCGCTCGAGAAAAGGTGTTGACGCAGTGGAAATCACTACGCTAGGGTGATGCTGCAAATACAGTATCACCCTAAATGCAAACTCGATTCAACTCCGTGCAAGACGCGGCGCTCGAGAACCTCGAGGCTGCGATCGAAGAATACCAACGCGGCTGCATTGGCCACACCCGCCGAGAAATGAATCGGCGCTGTGTCAGTGCCTGCTATCGTCGAGTCAAAGAACTCCACCTCGAAGACGCCCTCACCCCTCGTGAAACCGCAGCGTGCGAGGAATGCTCCCATGAGTAAACCCATCCTCGACATTCGACGGGCGATGCTGGCTGCGAAGCCCGCTCGTTTCGTTATTCAGCTGGCCCCCGATTGGGAGCTCTACTTGGATGCCATTGACTGGGGTCACAGCTACCGATGGACCGACCTGCGCAAGGAGGCTTGGTCCTGGAGCAACACAACCGACCCCGAACCCGTTGCCCGCCTTGCTCGCTGCCGCACGAAATATCCCCACGCCTTTTTCACCGTCCGCTAAACAGTACCCAAAATGAACACCACCCTGATCGATCTCTTCAACCTAGGTTTCGACTTTGCCAAACAACAGAAAGACGGCTCCTATATTGGGGTCGATTGGCCCTGCGATGCCTCGCACAACCTCCAGCCCACCGTGTGGGACACCGAGCAGAACAAAACCCCAAGCGAACGCTGGAGAGCTGTGGTCCCTGGCAATGCCCGCGCCGTGTGTGCTGTCCCGGTGAAACGGGTGTTTCGAGCGGCGAAGATCAAGGTCCGTCGCGCCCTCCCGAAGTCCCCGAAGAACTGGCCCCCGTATCGGACCGACTTGGCGGAGTCCTCCAAGCGGAAGGTCCTCCTCCAATATGCCGCCCTCTGCGGGGCGTTCCGCAAGTTCTCGGCGAAGATCAAACGGATGTCGTCGAAGGAATGCGACGTCTTCCTCAAGGAGATTGTCAAAGCGAGCCGCTACTTCCGCAGCCAGCTCAAGAAGGACCCGAAGGTGCAGGCCTATTGGGATCGGCGTAAGGAAGAGCTCGCGAAGCAGTCCCCGAAGCCCAAGGCGAAGAAGGCCCCTGGCGGGTTGGCTGTCCCGGAGCCGATGCCTCGGAGCAAGGGCTTGGCGTTTAGCCTCGAGGGTAGGTTCGAGGAGAAGCACAAACAGGCGGCGCTGGCCTATTACCAAGCTGTGGTGGCGTTCAAGCAGTACCCCACCAAGAAAGCCAATAGGGCCAAACTCGAAGCCGAGAGGAAGTTCATCGAGGTGGTCCCGGTGCTCAAGGATCGGATGCAACTCGGGGTCATTATTCGGAAGGAGGAGGGTGTATTGGGAGCAACGTACTCCGCCCAATAAACAACTCGCGTCCTCGGTAGATACAGTATCTAAACACCTTCCCGCAAATGCCTAACACACTCCACCTGTCTCTGGAGGATGACGCCATCGTCACCTCATTCCAAGATACCGAGAAATTGATCTTCAAGATCTGTCACAGCATGTCGGCGAAGTACCACATTCCGTTTGAGGATGTCGTGGCACAAGCCCGATTGATCTTCATGAAGGAATATCGGAACTTCGATCCCACCAAGGCCCGATTTACCACCCATCTATATCGAGGCCTGGTGTGGCAGCTCACCGATTGGCTTCAGAAGGAATACTTCCACCGCAGCCACCTCGAGATCAACGAGGAGGTTGTGGGAGCGGAGGATCATCCGCGTTGCGCGACACACGATATCGAAATGAGGGTTTCGGAGGAGGCCCGGATCGTTATCAGCTTGGTGGTATCGACTCCGGAACACCTCCACACCCTGCTCCGTTGGAATCGGGCCGACGGCAGGAAGAAGATTCTCGGCACCATCCGCGAGTACCTCCGCGATGAGCTCGGTTGGTCCAACCAGATCATCTCGCAATCGTTCCAAGAGCTCCGCGGTG